CTCCCACGCACGCTCAGACAGGTTATCGGATTTGGATTGTTACAGAGATTGGATGGTGAAGAATGGGACAGCGCGGACCAGCTCCAACATCCTCAAGGCTCAAACTTCTTAAGGGAGAAACGCGCCCTAGCCGCGTGAATTACGAAGAGCCACTGCCCAGGCGCGCAAACTTTGCGCCACCAGCTGATCTTTCTGAGCAGGCTCGCGTGGTCTGGGATGAAGTCATTGAAGCAATTGCTCACACGGGAATGCTGACCTCCGCAGATCTCCACACGCTCCGACTTTACTGCGAAGCTGCAACACGGTACAAACAAGCAGAGCAGATGTACCTGGAAACTGGACCGCTCACGCGGGGTCAGAACGGTGAGGTTGTTAAATCTCCTCTTCACCAGATCGTCAGGGATAACGCTGTTCTAATGCTCCAGCTGGCTTCTAAGCTTGGCTTAACACCAGCGGCGCGCAGTGGTCTGAGAGGTGAACTGGATGGCGAGGCGAACACGGCAGCAGCGAAACTTGACGCACTTATCAGCTCAGCACGAAGGTCAAGATAGCCAGGGTAGTCAAGTTATTGACTTCATTGAAAACTTCTGCCGATTAACTAAAGGCGATGTTGCAGGGCAACTTATACAACTGCGACCATGGCAAAAAACGCTTTTGCAGGAACTCTACGCGACGGACGAAAACGGACTTCGTAAACACCGACGCGCTCTAATCGGTCTACCTAGGAAAAATGGTAAATCTTTATTGGGCGCAGGGATTGCATTGCATGGCTTAATTCTTGATGAGCCAGGTGCTGAGGTCTATGCACTAGCTGGAGACCGACAGCAGGGGCGAATTATCTTTTCTGAAGCTGCGCGCATGGTTGAGCTAGATCCAATTCTCAGCCAAAGACTACGCGTCATGCGCGATGTGATTGAGTATCCAGCTAATGGATCTGTCTTCCGCGTGCTCTCCGCAGACGCCTCACGAGCAGAAGGATTGAACCCTTCGCTTGCGGTTGTGGATGAGCTGCATGTTCAACCAGATGACAGGCTGTGGAATACGATCAACCTGGGGTCTGGAACGCGCAAGCAGCCGCTGATCGTCGCGATCACAACGGCTGGAAGTCGCACCGACAGCCACGGGCAAGACACCATCTGCTACAAGCTCTGGCAATACGGGATGCGCGTAAAGTCTGGAGAAATTGACGATCCAACATTCTTCTTCCGATGGTGGGGAGCGCAAGACGGCGCAGACTACCGTGACCCAAAGATCTGGGCAGAGGCAAACCCAGCGTTTGGAGATTACTTAAAGCCAGAAGACTTTGAGAGCGCGGTTAAATCAATCAGCGAACTTGAAGTTCGTACTAAGCGCTTAAACCAATGGGTCACAACAAACACTGCATGGCTTCCGCAAGGAGCCTGGGACCGTCTTGAAGTTCCACGCAGGCTTGAAAAAGGCGAAAAAATAGTTGTTAGTTTTGACGGCGCATTCTCTAATGACTCATCATGTATCTCAGCATGCACACTAGATGGCTACATTGAAACGCTTGCCATTTGGGAGCGACCGCTAGACGATCCACACTGGCAAGTGCCAATGGATGATGTTGAAGCGAAGATGTACGAAATCTGCAAGACCTACACGGTGCTTGAAATTGCAGCTGACCCATATCGCTGGGCTTCCGTATTGCAGAAATGGGAAAACGATAAATTGCCCGTGCTTCAATACAGTCAGAGTCCTGCCAGGATGGTCCCAGCCTGTGCTGGCTTCATGGACGCGGTAATGCAAGACAAACTTTCACACAATGGAGATCCCGTGCTTGCACGGCATCTAGATAACTGCACTGTCAAGATTGATCGTTTTGGTCCACGCGTAGTAAAAGAGCACAGGGGATCAAGTCGCAAGATTGACGCAGCAGTGTGTGCGATCATGGCTTGGGACCGTGCCAAATATCATTCACAGAATGTGGTCAACAAGCCTACATCGGAGTTTATAAGCCTGTGAGTAAATCAACAGCACTAGAACTTATTGGAGCCACACTGATTATCGGTGGGCTATATCTTATTCAGCCGCTCAGCCTCGTGGTTGCAGCTGGCATTAGCCTTGCCGCTATCGGCTATAAGCGAGGTAACTAATGAGTTTGCTACGACGCATCCTGGGCGAACAAGACCAGCGAACAATCACTGGAATTAGTGGCGCGCATTTTGATCGCGTTCCGTTTGCCAATTCAAACATTGACAGCAAAGGAGCGATGGCACTTACCAGCGCATGGGCGAGCGTGCGCTTGCTCGCAGATGTGGTATCGGGTTTCCCTGCTGACAGTTTCGTTCGCACTGGTGGCGTGCGCCGTCCGTATCGTCCAGGTGGTCAGAAGCCATCATGGATGACGGTTCCAATTCCTGATGAGCCTGGATATACATTCAATCAACTGATTAGCGAATGCATCGTTTCACTTTATACAGACGGCAATAGTTTCCTGTATTGCCCTGTTGATGAGAATGGTGAAGTCCTAGAAGTTAGGGCTGTAGATCCGCGCCGCGTAACTATCTTCCGCGAAGGGCGCGAGGTGAAGTATCGCGTGCAGCAGGGCGCAACAACTGACTTCGTGGTGTACGGACAGGACACCATGATCCATATTCCTCTACTCACAATGCCAGGTGAACTGCGCGGAATTAATCCCGTAGAGCAGTTGCGCAGGACGCTTGGACTTGCAACGACGATTGAGGAAAGCGCAGCGTCGCTATTCGCATCGGCAAGCATGCCGTCTGGAATCATTGAAGTCCCTCATGATCTTACAAAGGATCAAGCTGAATCGCTGAAGGCTGGCTGGATTCGTCACCACACTGGAACAAACATGTACACGCCTGGTGTGTTGACTGGCGGTAGTAAGTTCGTACCAACAGCATTTAATCCAGAAGACACGCAGCTTCTCGCATCGCGAGCATTCTCAACTGAGGAGATCGCTAGGGTTTTCCGTGTGCCTCCTGTGCTAATTGGTGTCACAACACCTGGCGCAATGTCTTATTCAAGCGTAGAACAACAGAACCTAGCCTTCACCCAATACACACTGAAACCTTTATGCGAGATCCTAGAACGACAGCTTTCAAATCTTCTTATGCCGTCAGAAGCGTTTATTCGTTTCAACATGGATTCAATTCTTCGTGGCACGCCACAAAGCAGGGCTGAAGTCCATCGTATTTCCATTCAAGAGGGTTGGAGTAGCATTAATGACATTCGCAGGATGGAAGACATGGCTCCAATTGACGGCGGGGATATTTACCGAATGCCGCTAAACCAGGCTGCTGCTGACGCAGCTGACCTACGCCAGCGCGCAGACATTGTGGGAATTCTTGTGCGAGCTGGGTACAACCCAGCCGATGCAGCTAAGGCTGCTGGGATCACGGGAGTTAAGCACAGTGGCGCTGCGCCTGTGACCGTACAGGCAGAGGGACTCTAATGAGCATCTCTGTAGATCAAGTCACCATTGGCACTGCTGCGACGCTGATCGCAACGGCAACAAACTCTGATAAGTGCGAGGTCACTTTCATTAGCACGGCGAACGATGTCTACATTGGAAAGTCCGATGTGACCATCTCCAACGGACTTCATCTGCGCTCCTATGCGCCGATTACGCTGAAGGTGGGGCGAGGCGATGCGATCTATGGCATCACAAACAGCGGCACTCACACTCTGTCATTCTGGCTGTACCAGCCAAACTGATGGCAAACCGCGCGCTTCCAGATAATTACCGACCAGCCCTGGCAGAAGATGTTCCAGAGGGACGGGCTTGCGGAAATTGCCGTTACTACAACGAGGCAAAGGTTGAGGGCGATAAGGCATATTGTGATAAATGGGACGCCTATGTCAGCGGCGCATACTACTGCAATGCCTGGGAGCCTAATCAAGAAGAGCGCGCTCCGATTGATCCAGACGGCTACACGCCTACGGGCGAGATGAAAGAAGAAGCTCAGCGTGGGCTTGACTGGCGCAGCGAATTCGGTCGCGGCGGCACGGAAATTGGAATTGCACGAGCGAGAGACATTGTGAACGCACGCAATCTTCCATTTGATACGGTTCAACGCATGGCAAGCTTCTTTGCTCGCCATGAAGTAGATAAGCAGGCAGAAGGTTTCAGCCCTGGAGAAACAGGCTTCCCTTCCAATGGAAGGATCGCGTGGGCGCTCTGGGGTGGAGACAATGGCAAGCGATGGGCAGATAATATTGTCCAGAACGCTGAGCGTAAGGAGCATGAGCACATGGCAATGGAATTCCGACAATCACAGGCTGAGATCCGAACGGCAAACGACGGCTACACATTTGAGTCCTATGCCGCAATTTTCAACGCTGAGGCTGACGGTCTTGGCTTCCGCGAAGTGATTAAGCCAAAGGCATTCAGCAAATCCGTTGCCGCAGCGCAGCGTGGTGAATGGGAAGTCAAGGCTCTCCAGGACCACAATCCGCAGCTGTTCCTAGGCTCAACGAAGACTGGAACGCTGAGCGTTGCTGAAGATGATCGTGGTCTTAAGGTCACGGTTGCGCTTAACCCAGAAGTTTCATTTGCTCGCGACCTCGCAGCAATGATCAAGCGCGATGGCGCAAGCATGGGGCTAAGTTTTGGCTTCAGCGTGCCATCGGGTGGAGACTCTTACAATGACCAGGGCGTGCGCGAACTTAAGTCTGTGAGGCTTCACGAAATCTCACTTTTAACTGGAAATGTTCCAGCATATCCTGCAACCATCGGGCTGGGCGCGGTGCGCTCACTTTCTGCCCGTACTGGTGTTGACGCAAACAAGCTCACGCATGCGATTGACGGACTGCTT